GGTCTGTCCCCCACATCATGCGGGACAGAGTAATATGCCTCTCTACCATTACAGCACCCAATACAACAGCTGCATAAGTAGTAGCAAGCCCACCCTCATGCCCGGAGTAGCCTATGGGAATATCGGGATATATTTTTTTCAAAGTTTGTATGCACTTCAAATTAAGCTCGGACAACTCTGCCGGGTAGGTAGAAGTGCAATGAAGTAAAGTAAGGTTCTCCCTGCCTAACACATTAACGGCATGGTGTATCATTTCAAGATCGCTCATGCCAGTTGAAAGGATAATGGGAACGTCGTATCTCCTGTGATACTTCAGCAGTTCATCGTCGGTAAGGCACGCTGAAGGTATCTTGAAATACGGCGGGTTAAATTGTGCGATAAAATCAACCGAAGCCTTGTCCCAGCATGAAGCGAACCAGTCAATATTCTTCTGCTTGCAATAGCGGTCGATTTCTTCGTATTCTGCCTGTCCGAATTCAAGCCCCCGCTTTAAATCCCCGTTAGTATCGCCAAAAATACTTTCCCTGGGTTTCGCCAGTTCTTCCGGGGAATAGACAACGTCAATAGTCCTCTTCTGGAATTTTGCAGCATCGCAGCCACATTCAACGGCTGCGTCTATAAGTTTCTTGGCAATATCAAGAGATCCGTTGTGGTTGATTCCTATTTCCGCAATTATGTAAACTTTTTTCATTTTATGCCTCTCCTTTCAGTTTAAAGGAAACAGGCCCCGGTTGCCCAGGGCCTTGCATTACCTTCCTGGTTTAGCTCAGGGTTATGTTGCCCGTAGAAGTCCTGGCGACAACCCCCTTTGTGGAAGTCATAAAGATACGGAAATGCCCTGCCGCAACATCTGGAAGCCCCGCCGCATTGGTTGTGCTTTTCAATGCGGTTGCCGAGCCGGTAATACCGTCGGTAACGACAAGCGCACCATTAATTGTCCTCGTTGCAGTATCCGGGTCCCACTTGTCATGTTTGCCCGGCGTATTGCCATAAGCCGTTACTTCCTGCCCGTAGCCATCCTCACCAAACCGGGAATATTTACGCCCAAAATGTCTGTTATGTGTTCCTGCTTTACTCATGTTCTTTCACCCCCAATATTAGTAGGCGGGATCATAAAGACCCCGCCCCACGGTTTACCGTCCTAATTTAAGCACCGGCAATAAAGCAGAAGGAAGGATCGTCAAAACCATAAGAAAATCTTTCGATAATCTTATACTTTGCGATCTCCGTGTCAAAGGACTTCTCACTTTCAAGCTGTCCTTTTCTGCGCTGGTACCATGTAAGGAATGTTTTCATCCTCTGGCTGTCAACGAAAAACCACCGGCTGGAATTGGTAAGGAATTTCCACTCGATAACATCAACCTCACCTTTCCAAATGTTTACGTTGTTGTCGGCGGTATCCGGCTCTTTATCCGTATCAGCAACTACTTTAGCCGCTTTACGTAGTGCCGGGGGAACAATAAGGGTATCAGGGTTTACGGCCAGGATATTGCCTTTGTCGTCCTCCCACGCAACCATAAGGTTACGGATCGTTTCCACGTTCTCAGCGTTAAGTGCCAGCGATGCGTCATAGTTGCTCCATACGGAACTGGAACCCGGCGCAACCGGATGGGAAGCAGAGGCAAACGCTACACCGTCGGGACCTAAAAACGAAGTAGCATTATTGAACGGAAGGGCGGCGTGATACTGCCTGGTGTAATACAGCGAATTTGAAAGCGTTTTAACTCTTTTCTTAACCTCGGGATACAAGGCGTCGTCCATAAGTTCACGTTCCAATTTCAAGCCCTTGGAGTATTTCTTATGGGTGTATGTTGCCTTGAATCCTTCGTTGACGGTCTCGTAGCTTACCTGATTACCGCTTGATTCCCATTCGTCCATCAGCCCCATATTGCCGACCCCGTGGGTAAACTCCTGTGCTTTCTTGGAGTTCTCCACGTTGTAAATCATCGGGATATAATCGGGCAGTTTTGCCGTATGCTTATCGAACACCTTCCGCAGTATTGGGAGTAAAAAATCACCCCAGTTTTCAGAGATCATCATCTGTAAGTCACCTCTTTTGCTAAATTAAAAAGCACCTCGCAAGAGATGCTTTTTGTAGATTTGTCCGTTGTTGTGTGCATTGCTGTTTCTGTTTGTGTCTGCTTGGTTGTTGTGTTATAACCTAAACCTTAAATAAATCCCGCACCGATTAAGAAGTGCGTCCGGCAGTAAACATCTGCTTCGCTAAGGAAATAGTTACATCAGCGGTAAGTTTCTCGGGGTTAAGCCCGACAATGTTTAAGTATCCGGTTGCTGCTGCCGGGGCAGTTCCAACACTCATTTTAAGTGCGCTGCCGGCTGATAGCTTGCCGCCGATTGTGCCGACATTATATCCTGCGGCTGCAAACCCAGCTGATGTTTTGCTGGCTAAAACGATATACTTCGTTGCTGTTGTAGGAGTAGAACTGAACGCCGGCGCGACCGTTACTCTGCCATCCGTGGCGCGGTTGGCAGTGATTGTCCGGGTATCTCCTTCGCCGGGGCCTTCGTAAATGTGAACAGTGGCCCCTTTTAGCACGTTTGCCGCGGTGCTTACAACACCCGTTTGCAGATAATCCGCAGCGGTAGAAGCTGCTGCAGCCGTCCCGTCCAAATGATCCGCAAACGATACCCGGTAGACGTTGAAGGGGTTATCGTAAACCTTCCCGAACGTCTTGGCCCCCGTGGGATTGGTAGCAGCCGTAAAAGATTCTGCCATAACCCCGACAATGGTATTAATACCGTTTACCGTAATGGTAGAGGTAAGGGGTGTAAGTGTCCCCGCGCCTGCATTCCCCATCGGTATAGTAACCAGCTGCCCCTTGGAAAAATCAGTATTGGGGGTTAGCTCATACTCTACCGGATTTGTGGGGAAGCCTGCCTTATTGTATTTGATCTCGAAGCCCTCTGTATCCTTCGCTGTAAATGCCATCTAATGTCACCTCTTCTTTTTCATTTTTGCCTTTTCCTCGGTCATTTCTTTCTCGCTGATACCAAAGTTAGCGGCCATAATCTTTTCCGCTTTGGTAAGCGTCACAACCCCTTTGCCTCCGGTTTGTGAACCGGATTCCGGGGCTGCCTTTGACCTCTTGGAGATATTGGCGATAGTTTGCTTTTCAGCACCATTCCGCACAGATTCGAGAATATCTTCGTTCTCTAACTTTGTGCCAAGGATATAAGCCCTGGCAGTCTTGAAGTCTACCGCCGTGCCATATCCTGAAAATGCATCAATATCCTGTTCGTATCGCTTTACCTGATCCTTGATACTCTTTTTGATTTTGGGATCAGCATAGAACAGCGCCTTCTCCTTGCTATAATTCAGGAACCTTTGCGTGTTCTGCTGCTGCTGTTCAACGATATTGATTTTGTGCTGAAGTGCCCTGTTCTCTTGTTCTGTCCGGTACTTTGCCCTTGCCTCGTCCTCGGAAAGATAGCCTTCGTCAGTTTGTTTTCTAACGTATTCTTCTTCCTTTAACCGGCGTATCTCCTCATATACCTGTGGCAAAGTAAGCCCGGTCTCCGCATGGATCTTTCCGGCGAACTCTTCTAATTCACGGCCCTTAATGCGGGCATTGCCGACGATTTGATTAACTTCCTCCTGGGTAAAAAGTTTCGACCCCTGCTGTGCGGGCTGTTTTTCACCAGCAGTATTTTCGTCCTCTTCTTCCCCGGACTGTTCTTCCTCGTCCTTTTCCGGTTCGTCGCCTATTACAAGGTCGTCGTCCTCTTCGTCCAAAGGTCCAATGTCCTCAATATCGTCGTCCTCCGCATCATCGCCGGCAAATAGTTGCAATTCCATTCTTCTGAACTCTTTCATCTCAAACCTCCGATTTTAAGCCTCGTTCGGCTATAGAGTTTTAACCGCCACATTTAAGGCCCGCAGCGTAAAGGCACACAAACAAAAAAGCCCCCGTTAAGGGAGCTGTCAGATATTCAGCTTTAAGCCATTCCACCACCGCCTTGATTAAGTGTCCCGCTGATAACCGCATCTTGTTGTTCCGGGGATAATGAAGCAAACTGTTCTTTAAGTTCCGGGTTGGCATCGAGTGCCATCGCTATCTGTTGCGGCATCTGGATTTGTCCGGGCATGGCCTGGGAAGCTGCTTGTCCTTGCAGCATTTGTACTTGCTGTTGCGCCATCAGTTGCTTTTCTTTAGATTTCTGGATCATCTCTTCCCAAGGCGGGAAACGTCCGGTAGATATGACATAGAAGAACGTCTCTTCGTCGATCACCTTGCCCATAAAAAGCTCTTTGGCCATCTCCATATAAAACATGCGGTCAGTCGGCATACTGGTAGATACCCTGCAAACAGTATCAAATTCAGAACAATATGTTTCGTAGTGTATGCCCTCTATCATTTCACCGGGCATGAACTCGTCAATGCTATAGCTTTTATCCTCGGCATAAACATATACTTTACGAAGCATGTCGCCACGGAATATGCCATACGTAGGCTTTTCAGAAGGATCATTCTCTCTCTGCCATTCGGGTCCCAACATCTCTCCGATAGTACCCGGCGGTAGCTGTTCTTCCGGTATCCTCTGCCCGGTCAGCATATTCACATATACGGTCTGATCGTTCTCTTTACCGATAATGCGATATGCCCGCTTTTCGTTATAGAAGCGTGTAATCAGGTTATTGATATAATTACCACAGTCCTCATAGGAAGAAGTAAGCGCCTTCTCTTTACTTCTAAGCCTTACCTGCGCCCTTTCCGCCAAGAGGTCTAAAGCCCTGAACGCCGTAACACTTCCGGGGGTGCGGCCCTGCGATATATCGAACCTGCCGATAATAGCTTCCATTGTTTTCTGCGCACGGTCGGTTTCTTTAAAGAGTGAATCTGACGCACCTCTACCAAAAATACGGTTAATCCCCTGCGGGTTATTGACCGGGAACCACATATTAGGTAGTGATCCATACATTTCTATCTTCTTCAACTGTTCACGTGTCAGGGCATTGGGGTCATAAAAAGTCTGCCCAAGCGATAAGTGGGCATTCGCTTCAAGGATAAGTTCCGCCGTCTTGTTACGGGTTATCTGCGGGTGTTTCATATAATACATTTCCCCGAAGCCCCATATACTGTTTTCCCTCGGGTAGCATGATTCCATCATCACCGGGAAATAGCAGTCCTCGCCGGGGTCATAATATACATAGTTGGCATGGCCCAGATAGGTAGGAACTGCCGTATCACCGGCCCACCATACAATGTGCATACCATAGCCCTGACTTTCTTCCCCGGGCGCAAGGAACAAAGGTTCGCCCTTATACCACGTTTCGCCAAGCAATACCCGTTCCTCGCCTATCTCTGAAGTCAATATCTCCTGTGCTTCGTCGCCTATCAGCATGTTCTCGGAAATAAGATCGGACGGAACTTCAACGCCGTATTTCTCCTTAACGTGTTCCTGCGTCTTATACATGGCTTTGGTCATTCTCATGCCGTCGTCAATGCTTTCTAAGCAGCGTGAATCAGGGAATAACGCCTGCGGGTGAAGGGCTTTCCAGCGTATGTCGCCTATCCACCTGTTAGGCCCCCTGCCGCCTTTCCATTGCGGGTCCCAATATACATGCCAAATGCCCGTCCCATAAAGAAAGAACCAGCGCAACCATTTAGCCTTTTCTTTGCTTATACGGTTTTTATAGGCAATGAACTCTTTCAGGTCGGTCATAACCTTGGCTTTCTCGTCGTCTCCTTCTTCAACCGGGTAATCCACAAGGTCAATGTCGCCGGAAAACTCGGAAACAAGCCCCTCAATAAGCGAAAAGGCGATATTCTCAACAAGGTTAGGCCGTATCTTCTTGGACGTGGGGCTTCTAAGCGGCTGGCCGTCCTCTTTCAGTAAGTCCCAGTGATCGCCCTTGTAGAGTTTATACATCTCCTCCATTTCTGCCGT